GAGTTAAACTAAAGGTCATCTTCACGGGTGGCCTTTGTGATTAACTTTTGATTACTTATTAACCGACACACTAAAGGAGTTCCATCATGGAAATCACATTTAAGACTTCGCCGTTCAAAGCAGTATCCTACGTTGAGTCTGCCATTAAGAAAGCACTCGACAAGGCTGGCTACCTGATTGCTGACACTAAGCATGATGGTGTACGTGGTAACATCGTGGTTGACAATACGGCTGACTGCCTGTGGCTGTCCCGTGTCTCCAAGACCATCCCCGCGCTTGAGCACCTTAATGGGTTCGACCAACGCTGGGCTAATGTTCTCAAAGATGACCGCTGGATTTTCCCTGATGGCTTTATGCTGGATGGCGAACTCATGGTCAAAGGCGTAGACTTCAACACAGGGTCTGGCCTACTGAGAACCAAGTGGCTCAAGGCCACAAACTTCGTGCACTCCACCAGCGAATACTTCCATGAAGAGTGGAAGAAGAACAAACAGCCGTTTGAGTTAGACCCACAGCGCCTGAAGGTTGTCTTGTATGCTGCTATGCCGTATCACGATATGGTAGAAGGCAAAGAGTACGGCGTTATGTCCCTCCTGATGCAAGAGCATGTGCGTTCCCTCATTCCGGTTCTTAGTGAACACTTCCCGGAAATCACTTGGGAACTCTCTGAGGCCAAAGAAGTCTACGACATGGTAGAACTTCAGGAACTCTACGAGAAAGCTCGCGCCGATGGTCATGAAGGTCTGGTTGTCAAAGACCCGCTGGAAGTCTACAAGCGTGGTAAGAAGTCTGGCTGGTGGAAGATGAAGCCTGAGAGTGAAGCTGATGGTGAGGTCATTGGATACTGCTGGGGAACTCCCGGCTTGGCTAACGAAGGTAAGATTATCGGATTCGAAGTGCTTCTTGAGAGTGGTCGTGTAGTTAACGCCACAAACATCTCTCGCGCTCTGATGGATGAGTTTACCGAAGCGTACACCAAGTGGGAGACCACTGAGGATGGCATGAAGCCAGCGCCTTATATGAATTGGGCGTGTCAGGTTGCCTACATGGAGGAAACTCCTGATGGTTCTCTGCGTCACCCATCGTTCGTTATGTTCCGTGGTACTGAAGATAACCCAACGGAGAAGATGTAATGATAATCTTTGACCAAGGCATTTGGAAGGTATGGCAACACCCACACTTACAGGTATTCCACATCCTGAAGTGGTCTGAGGGAGACGACCCAGCCTCTTATGGACGCAAGTGGGATTACTTCACACAGAAAGAGTGTAGAAGCATATCCGAGGTAAAGGCATATCTTCACGCCAACATGTAGTAACACTGGTCAGACTTTCGGGTCTGGCCTTTTCGTGTTTCTATTAGACTCACTATGGAGGAACAACCTCATGCTATTTCTAATTGCTGCTGCTATCTTTGCCACGTTTGCCTTCGTTATCATTGACGACAACTGCTGGCCTGATTGCTAATACGACTCACCTATGGAGGAAACACTTATGTTACGACTACACTTCAACAAATCAAACGGTATCTTTTCTGCTCGTGGTTCCGACCGCTCGACGGTTCTTGCCTCCGAGAAACATGCTGTCATTCCTAAAGTGCTTGGCTCGACCATTGAGTTAGCACCTCGTGTTCACGCTGTAATCACCACTGGCTTATATAAAGAAGCGACCACTGGCTCCCGGCCTTTCATTCCGGTTCTTGTCACCCGTTTCCCTAAAGTCCGTCTGGTCATTGCTCGTATCAAGGAGGTGTTCTAATGTCTGGTTGCATAGCATGTTTAGAGAAAGATGACCGCTACCCGCATACCTGCAAAACAAAGCACACCAGTGAGTGTACAATCTGGAATGGCGCTGGTGTATGTAGTTGCACTAAGTCAGACAAACCACAAGATATAGATGATGTTCGTACTCCGAGCCACTATATGTTGTTTGACGACATTGAGGCTATCGAAGTGATTGCCCGGTCGATGACCCGTGAACAGTTCAAAGGGTACTGCTTAGGGAACATCCTTAAGTATCGCCTACGTGCTGGTAAGAAATCTGAACTAGCATTCTTAGAGAAGGACATGGCGAAAGCTGGGTTCTATGGTGAACTGTACGAGAAACACAAAGGTAAGTGCTATGCTTAATGACATCTTATATTTCCTGCTAATTTGTGTTGGAATGGGTGCTTGCCTGTTCCTCATGTTTTGGGCTATAGAGGTGGAATATGGAAAAGCCTAGTGAATGGTGTGAGCGTATGTTTGAAAAGACAGGCAACACCGACTACCTTGAATTATATAATCACTGGAAGGAGAGAGGACAATGAGCACTCTGAATAAAGGGTCACTGGTAAACGGTGACAAGAAGTTCTTCGCTACGGTAGAAGGCCAAGGCCAATCGTTCGAAGTACCCGTGTTCGCTACGTCTCTTGAAGAGGCCAATGAGTTAGCTGAGTGGCAATACGTCCCTGCTGGCTTCGCTGTAACACGCATCCGTCCAGACCGTAAGGTTTAATAGGACTCACTAATGGGAGACACTAACGTTTCCCACTTTTAACTTTCAGAAACTAAAGGAGAATCATTATGGCATTCGCAAAACGTAAAGTATTCACTTCCGCTCGTGGTATTGCTGAACCTTACTGCTATCTGGCAAAGCCGGACTTCGGTAGCGGTGACTTCAAGAACGAACGTGGTGTCTACAAAGTATCACTGACTGTATCCAACGACGACCCTCGCTGTCAGAAGATGATTGACGAGATTGTCGAAGCCCATGAGACGGACTACGCTGCTCGACTCGAAGAGTACGAAGCGAACCCGCCGAAAGTTGTCAAGGGTAAGAAACCGCTGAAGCCATATGTTGGCGACATGCCTTTCATGGATAACGAAGATGGAACCACTACGTTCAACTTCAAGTGCTACGGCTCGTTCACTGACAAGAAGACTGGTGAGAACAAACCAATCGACTTGGCTATCGTGGACTCCAAAGGTAAGCGCATCCGTGGTGAGCGTCCAGCTATCTCTGGTGGCTCTGAACTGAAGATTAAATACACTCTGTTCCCTTACGGTTGGTCTGCTGTGGCAGGTGCTTCCGTTAAGCTGCAACTGGATTCCGTGATGCTGATTAAGCTGGTCGAGTTCGGTGGTGGTGATGACGATTGGGGTGATGAAATCGAAGAAGACGGCTACGAAGCTGATGAAGCACAGACCCGCAAGCCTCAAAACGACTCTGGCTGGAATGAAGAACCAGAAGAGGACGATGAAGACGAAGACGGTGATTTCTAATGGCTAAGGGCTATGCAGGTCGAGGCACTCGTGTGGGTGCCTTTCGCTCTGGCTTGGAGGATAAGGTAAGCAAACAACTCGAAGGGAAGAACATTAAGTTCGACTACGAGCGTTGGCGTGTACCATATGTTGTTCCTGCAAGCAACCATACCTATTGCCCGGACTTCCTGTTACCTAATGGCATCTTTGTGGAAACCAAAGGTCTGTGGGACAGTGACGACCGTAAGAAGCACTTACTTATCCGTGAACAGTATCCTGAACTTGATGTGCGCATCGTGTTCTCTTCTAGTCGCTCCAAGCTGTACAAAGGGTCTCCGACCAGTTATGGCGAGTGGTGTGAGAAGCATGGCATTCTGTTTGCTGACAAATTAATTCCAGTTGATTGGCTTAAAGAGCCTTCTAAGGATGTTCCATTCGATAAATTTAAAGAGGTGAAGAAGAAATGAGTAAGGTACAATTCAAACCACGCGCTGTGACAGAAGCAATCTTTGTCCATTGTAGCGCAACTAAGGCGACCATGAATGTCGGTCTGCGTGAAATCCGTCAGTGGCATAAAGAACAGGGCTGGCTTGATGTAGGCTACCACTTCATTATTCGCCGTGATGGTACAATCGAAGAAGGCCGTCCGGTCGGTGTCGTTGGGTCTCATGTGAAAGACTGGAACAGTAAGTCAGTTGGTGTGTGCCTCGTTGGTGGTATCGACGATAAGGGCAGACACGAAGCTAACTTTACGCCAGCACAGATGCACTCTCTTAAAGAGAAACTGGCAGACCTGAAAGACCTGTACCCGGATGCAGAAATCAAAGCACACCACGATGTGGCTCCTAAAGCGTGTCCAAGTTTTAACTTGAGTCGCTGGCTGAAGACTGGTGAATTAGTAACAAGTGATTGGGGATAAGATTATGATGATTATTCATGAGATGGGCATGTACGATATGATTTACCGCTGTGTATTCGTTCTGGCATTGACCTATATCTTAACTCGTAAGTAATAGAACTCACTATGGGAGAGCCGAAAGGTTTCTCCCTTTGTTCGCTAAAATTGTATAAGGAGTAACCACTATGCGTAAGCTATTTGGTGAAGCACTTCCGGTGACACTTCTGGTCATCGTCATTATCATTTGTGGCGCACTGCGTCCGTTCCTGTAGGAGTCCTATCATGGATATGGAAGAACAACAAGAGAGTATATTCCTCTATCATTTACCTTGTGAGAACTGTGGGTCGTCAGATGGTAATGGCATGTATTCTGATGGACACCAGTATTGTTTTGTGTGTCAGAACCATGTGCGTGGAACCGAGGAAACTCGTGAGACCGTGGCGAAGACTCGCAGAAGCTCATACAACACTGGAGGTGACAAAATGTCTAACCTGTTAAACTTTGGGGATTCAGATGGTCGCTATACGAACCTCAAAGCCCGTGGCCTTATGGAAGCTATCTGCCGTAAGTATGGCTATTGGGTAGCGAAGGTCAACGGAGAGATGCTTCAGGTTGCGAACTACTATGACGTTGAGGGAAACCTTGTGGGTCAGAAAGTGCGCGACAAGAACAAGGAGTTCTCCGCAAAGGGGAAACTCAAAGCTGACCTATTGTTTGGTAAGCAGTTATGGAATGGTGGCAAGAAGATTGTGGTGACAGAAGGTGAGATTGATTGTCTGACAGTAGCGCAACTTCAAGAAGGGAAGTATCCCGTTGTGAGTCTCCCTATGGGTGCTCAAGCCGCAAAGAAAACATGTGCTGCAAACTTTGAATACTTCGACCAGTTCGATGAGATTATCCTGATGTTCGACATGGATGAGCCGGGTCGTAAGGCCATCGAAGAGTGTGCTCCTGTCCTGCCTAGCGGGAAAGTCCGAGTCGCTGTACTGCCTCTTAAGGATGCCAATGAGTGTTTGCTCAATGGACAAGCCAAAGCAGTAACCGACCAGATTTGGAATGCGCAACCTTGGGTGCCTGATGGCGTTGTCTCTGCTGTGTCACTTAAAGACCGTGTGCGCGAAGCGATGGTCAAAGAGGAAACAACAGGTCTACTCTTCACAGGTCAACCGAAGCTAAACGACATGACACTTGGTGCTCGTGGCGGTGAAGTCATCATGGTAACTTCCGGTTCCGGTATGGGTAAGTCAACATTCGTTCGTCAACAGATGCTCATGTGGGGCAAGGGTGGTGCGAAGGTAGGCTTGGCGATGCTTGAGGAAGCCGTAGAGGAAACCGTTCAGGACTTGATGGGCTTGAACAACCATGTCCGTCTACGTCAAGACAAAGAACTCAAGATGCAAATCTTAGAGGATGGTCGCTTCGATGAGTGGTACGATGTACTGTTCAACACAGATATGTTCCACCTGTATGATTCCTTTGCGGAGTCACAGGAAGACCGTCTGTTCGCAAAGCTGGCCTACATGGTCGATGGCTTAGACTGTAACGTTATCCTGCTGGACCATATCTCTATTGTGGTCTCCGGTATGGAAGATAACTCCGATGAGCGTAAGACGATTGACCGACTGATGACCAAGCTGAAAGCCTTTGCGAAGACTAAAGGTGTGGTCGTGGTGGTAATATGTCACCTCAAGAATCCTGAGAAGGGGAAAGCACATGAAGAAGGTCGTCCCGTTAGTATTACTGACCTGCGTGGTTCTGGCGCACTGCGTCAACTTAGTGATACCATCATTGCCCTTGAGCGTAATCAGCAAGGTGACTATCCTAATCTTGTCCAGCTTCGTGTTCTCAAGTGTCGCTTTACTGGTGATACTGGCGTGGCTGGACACATGGCCTACAACAAAGAAACCGGATGGCTTGAACCGACTGTCTCGCCTGAAGATGAAGGAGATGGAGATAGCGGCTGGGAACCAGAAGACGATGGTCAGGACTTCTGATAGCCATTGGGTAGACCAGTGGGAAGAACTGAACGAGCGCGAACAGGCGCTCTACAGAAAGCAATCAATACAACTCACTAATGGGACAGACACTCTGTTCCCACTTATCAATCCACTTAAGGAGAATCGCAATGTTTAAATTCATCAACACTCTTGGTAAGCTGGTAGTTAAAATGTACTTCCGTGAAGCTAAACGTCTGAACGACAAGGCACGTAAGGATGCAGAACAGGCTCAACGCTTGGCGAAACAGGCACGTCTACTGTCTGAAGATGCAAGTGCTGGCGTTACGTCTGCTGCTAAGATTGCAGCGAAAGCAACCGACCTGAACAAGTTCTTCCTGTAATGGTTACGATAACCCTTGTGCTCACTCTGATAACTGTGAGCGGACAAACAATAAGTCAAGTCCCTATCACGGCACCAAAGGCTGAGGCATACGAGATATGCGAACAGCAAGGGCGCTCGTGGTCTAAGGACTTGATGAAGAACGGCAGGGTTTTCACTGCCAACTACAACTGTATCTAATAGGAGTACACAACATGGCTATTAAATTCCCCGGCAACACAATCCGTCTGTCTGACACCATCGACCAGTATGCTCGCCGAGTGCACATCAACGTTCGCAACGGCAAGGTAACTCTGGTCTACCGCTGGAAGGACAGTAAGTCAACCAAGGCGCACACACAGCGTGTGACTCTGGATGACACACAGGCAGGTCGTCTGCTGGCCTCCGTTGCTGTAGCCGCTACTGTGGCTGTAGGCGAAGACAATGTTCGTCAGGTTCTGCTAGGTAAAGCCGTGGAGTCTGAGGGCAACATGCTTGCTGACAAGTGTGAAGAGTNCTGAGGGCAACATGCTTGCTGACAAGTGTGAAGAGTAAGAGTTAAACTAAAGGTCATCTACGGGTGGCCTTGGTGATTAACTTTTGTATGAAATCTATTCAACTCACTAATGGGAGAACAACACTATGCGTAATCGTAATGTAATCGAAGCTGAAATCTCTAAGTTGCAAGCTGAACTGGCTGATGTCAAAGAGTATGAATGTGCGCGTGACTCTGCGGTACACATCCTGAAGAACTTAGGGTGGACCCGCAAGTATGGCAAGTGGGTCAAACCAGTAACCAATAGTGGTAGCGTTGGTATGCAGACTTTCGACGCAAACAAGATGACCCACATTAAGGCTGGGGACTTCTGCACCTCCACCAGCAATGCAGACATTTGGTATGTCCGTAAGGTCGAGGGGACAGACATTTGGTGCTCCCGTGTGACTCGCATTGATGCAATGGGCACAGTCGCTGGGATTCAGTATCACAAGCTGAACCACAAGAACCTGCGTGTGGTTGACCCTAAGAACTTCATGGGCTATCGCCGTTCAACATTTTAAGGAGTAAACACAATGTTACTATCCGACATCGAAACAAACGGGTTGCTGCACAACGTTAGTCAATTTCACTGTGCGGTGACTTACGACTACACAACCGACCAGTACATCCGTTACCGACCTGATGACTTTGGGGCATACATTGATGCACTCGAAGCCGAGGTTGCTCGTGGTGGTCTCATTGTGTTCCACAACGGTCACAAGTATGACGTTCCTGTTATCGAGAAGCTGGCGAAGCTGATTCTGAATCGTGACGTTAAGTTCCCGAAAGAGAACGTCTTGGACACCTTAGTGATGTCCCGACTGATTTACTCTAACATCAAAGACACCGATGCTGGTCTGCTGCGCTCTGGCAAGCTGCCGGGTAAACGCTTTGGCTCTCACGCTCTTGAGGCGTGGGGCTACCGCTTAGGCGAAATGAAGGGTGAGTACAAGGACGACTTTAAGAAGTCACTGGAAGAGTCTGGTGATGAATACGAAGAGGGGATGGAGTGGCTGTTCTTCAACGAAGACATGATGGAATATAACGTTCAAGACGTTGTAGTTACCAAGGCTCTCTTCGAGAAACTGTGTAGCAACACATTCTATTTCCCTAACGAGACACCTGCTGGAAGCACAGAAGCAGAACGTTTCTGGAACGGTAGCCTTGAGGCTGTCAAACTGGAACACGATGCTGCGTGGTTGTTAGCCAAGATGGAACGTAATGGTTTCCCTATTGACATCAAGTCCTTAGAGAATCTCTACGCTGAACTGGCTGGTCGCCGTGGTGAACTGCTGGTCGAACTGACCAACACTTTCGGCTCATGGTATCAGGCTAAGGGTGGCGTTGAAGCATTCCGTCATCCGAGAACTGGTAAGCCTCTCACTAAGTATCCTCGTGTGAAGTATCCGAAACAGGGTGGCATCTTTAAGAAGCCAAAGAACAAGAAGCAACGTGAAGGTCTGGAGCCTTGTGAACTGGACACTCGTGATTACGTAGAGGGCGCACCTTACACGCCTGTAGAGCACGTTGTGTTTAACCCTGCTAGTCGTGACCACATCACTCGTGTGCTTACCAAAGCTGGATGGGTTCCAGTTGAGTTCACTCCTAGTGGTGCACCAAAGGTAGACGATGAAGTCTTAGAGCACGTTAAGGTAGACGACCCTGATGCACAGCGTTGCATTGAGTTGATTAAAGAATACCTTATGATTCAGAAGCGTATCGGTCAGGTTGCTGAAGGTGATAACGGCTGGCTCCGAATGATTGGAGACGATGGTCGTATTCACGGTAGCGTTAACCCGAACGGTGCGGTAACTGGACGTGCAACTCATAGCTTCCCTAACGTGGCACAGGTGCCTTCTATCCGTGCTGCTTATGGTGAACCTTGCCGTGCTGCTTTCGGTGCCGAGCACAACATGAAAGACGGTAAGCCAGACCCTTGGATTCAAGTGGGTGTGGATGCGTCCGGCCTTGAGCTACGTTGCTTAGGTCACTTCATGTATCGTTATGACGAAGGTGAGTACGTTGAGACCATCCTAACGGGTGACATCCATACGAAGAACCAGATGGCTGCTGGTCTGCCTACTCGTGATAACGCTAAGACGTTTATCTATGGGTTCCTCTATGGTGCTGGTGCTGCGAAGATTGGACAGATTGTTGGTGGCACTGCCGAAGATGGTAAGCGACTCATCAAGAACTTCCTTGAGCAAACTCCGGCTATCGCTGCGTTACGTGAAGCAATCACAGGTACACTCGTCAAGGACTCTAAGTGGGTTGGTGGCGAACAGAAGGTAACTTGGAAGCGCCGTTGGGTTCGTGGCTTGGATGGTCGTAAAGTCCATGTCCGTAGTCCTCACGCTGCGTTGAACACCTTGTTGCAATCTGCTGGTGCTCTGATTTGTAAACTGTGGATTGTCAAGACAGAAGAGATGCTCCTTGAGATGGGATACAAGCACGGCTGGGATGGTGACTTCTGCCTCATGGGGTGGATACACGATGAGCAACAGCTTGCTTGCCGTACTGAAGAGATTGCCAAAGTTGTAATCGAAGTATCTCAACAGGCTATGCGCTGGGTTGGCGACCACTTTAACTTCAGGTGTCAACTGGATACTGAAGGAAAGATGGGGCCGAATTGGGCCGTTTGTCACTAAGGAGGTAAACTATGGGAGGCGTTGCTACGCTTAGGTTTCACACTATGCCGACTGGCTGTATCGTCTGCGTCTCCCATAAGAGGAACAAAGATGGGTACTTCCGGTATAGCATAGGCTCGTCCCGCAAGGGTGAGAAGGTTGCTTTCATGTTCCACCGATTCGTGTGGGAGAACGTCCACGGAAAGATACCAGAAGGGTATGAGATAGACCATCTATGCCTAAACCGTGGGTGCTGTAACGTAGAGCACCTACAGTGTATCCCCAAGCGGGAACACGTAATCAAGACCAACCGAGAGCGGAAGGTCATCACATTAGAAGCAAAGGAGAAATATCATGGCTATTACTAAACGCTTTAAAGTATCATTCGAAGTCACCGCTGTAATCACCTCCGAGATGGAGGAAGGATTCACTGAGGAACTGGTTCACTTGGCTAAGAAGGCTGCGGCTGGTGAGAAGATTAGTCCCCGTGACCGTGAACTTCTGGTACAAGCGCTGACTCATGGTGTCGAGGGTGCTATCTCATTTGCCGCCAAACAGGGTATGCGAGAGTTCATTCGTACCGAGTTACCGGAAGATGGTCTGAAGGTTTCTCCAGCAACTATCCGTGAGGTGAAGTAATGGGTGAATATCTACGTGTACTGGCGGCTATCAAAAGCTGCCCTAAGACCTTTCAGTCGAACTATGTGCGCAACAATGCGTCACTGGTGGCTGAGGCTGCGAGTCGTGGTCATATCTCTTGCCTATCAGTCGATGGGCGTAATGCTGGCGCTTGGGAAGTAACAGGCTCTGGTGTCCGATTCCTGAAGAAGATGGGAGGTTGCGTATGAGCGCAATTACACTGAAGGAGTTCTACGAGTTACGCCAAGGGAAATCCGATAAGGGTGTTCTCGTAATGGATGGTGACTGGCTGGTGTTCCAAGCGATGGCAGCAAGTGAAGTCGAGACCGATTGGGGTGACGATGTGTGGACCTTAGAGTGTGACCATGGGAAAGCGTGGAACATTCTGGTTGACTCTATCAAGTCCTATGCGAGCCGTAAGAAGGCTTGGCGTGATGCACCTATCGTATTGGCCTTCACTGACTCTGTGAACTGGCGTAAGGAACTGGTGGACCCAACCTATAAGGAGAACCGTAAGGCATCCCGTAAGCCTGTAGGCTACCGTGCGTTCGTCGAGCGTGTTCAAGCCTGTGAGGACTGGACGTCTATCCTTGAGGACCGACTTGAGGGCGATGACGTAATGGGAATCATTGGGTCTGGTGCTAAACACTTTGGTTTCAAGAAGGCTGTGCTGGTCTCCTGTGATAAGGACTTTAAGACCATCCCTGATTGTGACTTCTTGTGGTGTACCACTGGTAACATCTTGACTCAAGACCAGACGACTGCCGACTACTGGCACATCTATCAGACCATCAAAGGTGACTTGACAGATGGCTATGGTGGCATTCCGGGCTGGGGAGAGACTACCGCTGAGTGGCTGGAGAACCCGTATGCCTTTGAACAGGTTGAGAAAACTTTCAAGTCTGGTGCTCGTAAGGGACAGACAGTTCTCGAATGGAAAAAGGTTGACATGGGTGAGCGAACCCTATGGGAAGCCATTGTGACACTTGGTGCAAAAGCTGGGATGACCGAAGAGGAAATCATTAAGCAAGGCCAGATGGCTCGCATACTTCGATTCGAAGAGTACAACTTTATCGACAAGGAGATTTACCTATGGTCGCCGGAACAGTTGCGTTCGTAATGTTCGCAATCGTAGCCTTCGCTATGGTGTGGGCTGCATTTATAGCTAAGAGTGTGTAACTCTAGGCATTCTTCTCGACAGTGAAATCAATACGACTCACTATTGAGAGGGGTGCCTATATGATACCTACTTTAAGTTTAACTTTAAGGAGAACATTAATTATGTTAACCCCTATCAAGAAGTATATGGAGAACCCACAAGATATTCCTAATGTGCCTCGTGCAACTATGGAGTACCTACAGGTTCAATACAATGCTGGATATGCTATTCAGTCAGGACTAATCAACCGATTGAAACAGGCTGGATGGTCTGAAAGCTACATCGCTGGGTTCCTCGCGGGTCTCAACTATGCGTCTCAAACTCTGGACGACATGGAGGCAATCCGTAAGGAACAGGCTGAGTCCTAATCGTATGGAGGTCTTATGTGCTTTTCGCCAAAGATTAAGACACCTAAAGTAAAGACTGAATCCATCCGAGCTATCGACCCTGCGCCACTGACGGAAGAACCGAAAGGTATTCTCTTTGGTGGCGAAGAGGACAATGATAGCGGAACCTCTTCTGAGGTGCCAACGGGTGGCAAGAAGTCCCTGAAGGTGAAACTGGATGACTCCGTTGAGAAGTCCAAGAAGGCAGACTCCGATGCTGCCAAGAAGAAGTCCAAGTCTGGTATCCGTACCAGTGTCTTTAAGAAGAAATAATTAGGAGGTGTATCATGGGTTGGGGTAAAAAGATTCGTAAGAAAATCAAAAAGACTATCAAGAAAGTAACTAAGCCAGTCGAGAAGATTGTCAAGGAAACTGGTAAGGCAGTCGAGAAGGTCGGGAAGGAAGCTGGTAAAGTCGTTGGTGGCGTTGCTGGTGCACTTGCTGGTGGTGGTAAGCCTGATGTACAGGTGGTTGAACAAGCCGCTCCTGTAGCTGCGCAGATTATTGAGCCACCGAGTAAAGACGATGTGGACACCGATGATGATGCACAGACCGAATCTGGTAAGAAGAAAGCTCGTGCTGGTGGTAAGAAATCTCTGAGTGTCGCTCGTAGTTCTGGCGGTGGTCTTAATATCTAACAAGGAGGCGCTAAATGGCAAGCTCACAGAAACGTGAAGGCTTCGCTGAGAATGGTGCCAAGGCGGTGTATGACGCATTGAAGAACGACCGGAACTCCTATGAGACCCGTGCGGAAAACTGTGCGAAGTACACCATCCCCTCGTTGTTCCCGAAGGACTCCGATAACGCCTCTACTGACTACACGACTCCGTGGCAAGCAGTAGGCGCTCGTGGTCTGAACAACTTGGCCTCTAAGCTCATGCTCGCTCTGTTCCCTATGCAGACTTGGATGAAGCTGACCATCTCTGAGTTCGAAGCGAAACAATTGGTTGCACAACCTGCTGAACTGGCGAAGGTCGAAGAGGGTCTCTCAATGGTCGAGCGTATCTTGATGAACTACATCGAGTCAAACTCATACCGTGTGACACTCTTTGAGACCCTGAAGCAGTTGGTCGTAGCGGGTAACGCTCTGCTCTACATCCCGGAACCTGAAGGTACTTACAATCCCATGAAGTTATACCGACTGTCTTCTTATGTTGTCCAACGAGACGCATTCGGCACGGTACTACAGATTGTGACCTTGGATAAGACTGCCTATGCAGCACTACCAGAAGACGTAAGGAACTCTATGGACTCCGGTACGGAACATAAAGGCGATGAAATGATTGACGTGTATACTCACATTTATCTCGATGAGGAATCAGGCGAATACCTGAAGTACGAAGAGATTGATGGAGTCGAAGTTGATGGTACAGATGCTTCTTATCCGGTGGACGCTTGTCCTTATATCCCGGTTCGCATGGTACGCATTGATGGGGAATCATACGGTCGTTCATACTGTGAGGAATACTTGGGTGACTTACGTTCCCTTGAGAACCTTCAGGAAGCTATCGTCAAGATGTCCATGATTAGTGCAAAGGTTATCGGCTTGGTAAACCCGGCTGGTATCACACAGGTTCGACGCTTGACCAAAGCGCAGACTGGTGACTTCGTGTCTGGTCGTCCAGAAGACATCTCGTTCCTACAACTCGAAAAGGCTGCTGACTTCTCCGTGGCTCGTGCTGTGAGTGAACAGATTGAAGGCCGACTGTCCTATGCCTTTATGTTGAACTCCGCTGTGCAGCGTACTGGTGAGCGTGTGACTGCCGAAGAGATTCGTTATGTTGCATCTGAACTCGAAGATACCCTTGGTGGTGTCTATTCGATTCTCTCACAGGAACTTCAGTTGCCAATGGTTCGTGTACTGCTGAAGCAACTTCAAGCAACCAATCAAATTCCTGAGTTACCGAAAGAGGCCGTTGAGCCTACTATCAGTACCGGGATGGAAGCATTGGGTCGTGGTCAAGACCTCGATAAGCTGGAACGTTGTATTGCTGCTTGGTCTGCTCTTGCTCCTATGCAGAATGACCCGGACATCAACATTGCGACCATTAAGTTGCGCATTGCGAATGCTATCGGCATCGACACTTCTGGTATCCTTAAGACACCTGAAGAGAAGCAACAGGAGATGGCTGAGGCCGCTCAAGGTACTGCTATGGAGAACGCTGCTGCGTCTGCTGGTGCTGGTGCTGGTGCACTGGCTACTGCAAGTCCTGAGAACATGGAAGCTGCTGCTGCACAGGCTGGTATGGTTCCTAATTAATACGACTCACTAATGGGAACACACGGCTTTGAAATGAGCGCCGTCACAAGGTTGGAGTCCTTGGTGTCCCTTTGAGTTCTAAACTTTATTATCAAAGGAGATACAATATGTCCGGTGAATCTAATGCTGATGTTTACGCATCTTTCGGTGTGAACTCTGCGGTTGTCGGTGGGTCTACTCCTACTGACCACGAACAGGCTATGCTTGAACTCGATGTTGCTGCCCGTGATGGTGATGATGCAATCGAGTTAGTTGGCAATGATGACCCTTATGGTAATCCAGACCCGTTTGGTGAAGAAGACGAGAATCGTACTGAGATTCGTATCTCCACTGATGGTGAACCTGAAGAGACCGAAGAGGGTGAGATTGATTACTCCGAAGGCAACGAAGAAGGTTCCGAAGAGTTTGAACCTGTGGGTGACGTTCCAGACGAACTGAATGAAGCCTCAAGTCAACTCGAAGAGCATGAAGCTGGCTTCGAAGAGATGGTCAATCAGGCTGCTGAACGTGGTCTGTCCGAAGAAACTATCGTCCGTATCCAACAGGAATATGGTGAAGATGGTCTGTCCGAAGAGTCCTATGAAGAACTGGCTAAGGCTGGCTACTCTAAGTCCTTCGTTGACTCCTACATTCGTGGACAGGAAGCACTGGTCGAACAGTACGTTCAGTCTGTTATGGAGTATGCTGGTGGTGAAGCACAGTTCCAAGCAATCTACAATCACCTCGAAGTGTCCAACCCGGATGCTGCCGAGTCTCTGGTTAGTGCTCTGGAAAACCGTGACCTTGCGACCGTTAAGGCTATCGTGAATCTTGCTGGTGCAAGCCGTGCGAAGACTTTCGGTAAACCTGCTTCCCGTAGCATTTCTAAACGTGCCGTACCTGCTGCACCTGTACGAGCCAAACAGTCTGGCTTTGAGTCACAGGCTGAGATGATTGCTGCAATGTCTGACCCTCGCTACCGTTCGGACTCTAAGTTCCGTGCTGAAGTTGAGCGTAAGATGATGTACAGTAACTTCTAAAATTAATACGACTCACTATTGGGAGAGAGATGGAATCCCACGATTGGAGGTCACACAGACCATTAAGTTGCTGTGACATCTGGCTTCCGGGCTTGTCGTGGGAATGCTCCCTTTGAGTGATACACAATGAGAACCAACTCGTTTCAAGTAGTACCTCACACATTAAACTTTAAATCAACAGAAGGAGATTCAACATGGCTAAGATGAATGGTGGTCAGCAAATTGGTAAAGACCAAGGTAAAGGTATGTCTGCTGGTGATAAACTGGCTCTGTTCCTGAAAGTGTTCGGTGGTGAAGTTCTGACCGCGTTTACTCGTACCTCTGTTACTATGAACAAACACCTCGTGCGTTCTATTCAGTCCGGTAAGTCCGCGCAGTTCCCTGTGCTGGGTCGTACCAAAGCTGCTTACCTGCAACCGGGTGAGAACCTCGATGACAAACGTAAAGACATGAAGCACACTGAGAAGGTCATCAACATTGATGGTCTGCTGACTGCTGACGTTCTGATTTACGACATCGAAGACGCAATGAACCACTATGACGTGCGCTCCGAGTATACCGCACAGTTGGGTGAATCTCTTGCGATGGCTGCTGATGGCGCGGTTCTGGCTGAAATGGCTAAACTGTGTAACCTTCCGTCTGCGTCTGATGAGAACATCGCTGGTCTCGGTAAGGCTCATGTACTGGAAGTTGGCAAGCAGTCTGATCTTCAGGGAGACCAAGTTAAGCTGGGTCAGGCTATTATCGCACAGTTAACTCTGGCTCGTGCCAAGCTGACTAGCAACTATGTTCCGTCTGCTGACCGTGTGTTCTACACCACTCCAGACAACTACTCTGCTATTCTGGCTGCTCTGATGCCTAACGCTGCAAACTATCAGGCTCTGATTGACCCGTCTACTGGCTCTATCCGCAACGTTATGGGCTTCGAAGTTATTGAGGTTCCGCATCTGACTGCTGGTGGTGCTGGCGAAGACCGTCCAGAAGAAGGTGTAAATCCGACTGGTCAGAAACATGCGTTCCCTGAGACTTCCTCTGGTGACACCCGTGTTGCTCTGGACAACGTTGTCGGTCTGTTCAATCACCGCTCTGCCGTTGGTACTGTTAAGCTGAAAGATATGGCACTGGAACGTGCTCGTCGAGCTAACTTCCAAGCAGACCAGATTATCGCTAAGTACGCTATGGGTCACGGTGGTCTGCGCCCTGAAGCATGTGGTGCGCTGGTTTTCAACAAGGCTTAACTTCTCGCAAACTCGTAGGGGACACTGAGTCCCTTACTGAAGTTGAGCAAGAGCTAACGCCACAACAGAAAGCTGCCCGTACCCGTGCGGCAAACAAGGCTCGAAAGGAAGCTGAGTTAGCTGCTACTGAATGATAACTATATGAAACCCCTTGGGTGCCTTCGCGGGTGCTTGAGGGTTTTTTTTTCGCTACAACAGGAGGATACCAACATGCGTTCCTATGAAACAACCCTAGAGACAGGCGAAGAGTTGGCTGCGGTCAATGACATCTTGGCCTCTATCGGTGAACCGCCAGTCTCCACTTTGGAAGGTGATGCTAACGCCGATGTTGCCAATGCTCGTCGAGTGCTCAATAAGATTAACCGTCAGATTCAATCTAAGGGCTGGACGTTCAACATTGAGGAAGACCAACAGTTACTTCCCGATGTGTTCAACGGATTGATTCCCTATATGTCCGACTACCTGTCCGTACTGTCTGAAGGAGGCGCGACCGCTTACGTTAACCGTGGTGGTTACGTCTATGACCGGACTACAGGAACCGATGTGTTCCAGAACCCAATCACTGTGACCATCATCAAGCTCCGCGAGTTCTACGAGATGCCTGAGTGCTTCCGCTTCTGGATTGTCACTAAAGCTGCCCGTCAGTTTAACAACAGGTTCTTTGGTGCTCCTGAGATTGACGCAGTGTTGGCTGAAGAAGAACAAGAAGCGAAGATGCAGTGTCACGAGTATGAACTGGACTTTGGTAACTTCAACATGCTTGATGGTGATGCCTTCACTGGTGGTCTGCTGTCTCGCTAATGGTAACAACTTAAGGAGGTCTCTAATGGCTCTTATTTCACAATCCGTCAAGAACCTGAAGGGCGGTATCAGTCAACAGCCGAACATCTTAAGGTTCCCCGAACAGGGTTCCGAACAGATTAACGGTTGGTCTTCGGAGACTGAGGGTCTTCAGAAGCGTCCACCTTTTGTCTTCACTAAGACCATTGGAGACCAGAATGCCCTTGGTGCCAAACCTCTCGTTCACCTAATCAACCGCGATAGTGTCGAACAGTATTACGTAGTGTTTACCGGACAGGGTATTCGTGTGTTCGACCTCAATGGTAAAGAGTATGCTGTGAAGGGTGACTTGTCCTACGTGAAGGTAGGGAACCCACGAGATGACTTAAGGATGGTCACTGTGGCTGACTATACGTTTATCGTAAACCGTAACATGGTGGTACGCGCTGACACTGCCCCTCTGTATGACCTTAAGGAGAATGGGGACTGCTTGATTAACGTCCGTGGCGGTCAGTATGGTCGTACATTGGCATTCACTATCAACGGTGTACGTATCGCATACAAGATTCACAACGGTGTTGGTGATGGTGCTGAACAGGCTGTACAGGAGACAGACGCACAGTGGCTCGTTAAGAAACTGGCTGGCCTCGCTCGTGCTCACGGTTCCTTTAAGGACTGGAAGTTCAACGAAGGGCCGGGGTTCATCCATGTGATTGCTCCGGGTAACAGCCAGATTAACTCACTGTCCACTGAAGATGGCTACGCCAACCAGTTGATGAACGCAGTGATGCACACCAGCCAGTCATTCAGTAAGTTGCCTCTTGAGGCTCCTAATGGGTACACAGTGAAGATTGTAGGTGACACCTCTAAGACTTCCGACCAGTTCTACGTTCAGTACGACAACGTGAAGAAGGTATGGAAAGAGGTGGCTGGTTGGGGCGTACAGAAGGGACTCAATGGTGGCACGATGCCTCACGCTCTCGTCCGTCAGTCTGATGGTTCATTCCAGATGCAGGTTCTACCGTGGGCACAGCGCTCATGTGGGGACATGGACACTAACCCTACTCCGTCTATTGTTGACCAGTCGATTAACGATGTGTTCTTCTTCCGTAACCGCTTAGGGTTCCTCGCTGGTGAGAACATTGTGATGTCCCGTACCTCCAAGTATTTCTCACTGTTCCCTGCCTCCGTGGCTAACCTGTCTGATGATGACCCAATCGACGTTGCCGTGTCTCACAACAGAATCTCAATCCTGAAGTACGCTGTGCCATTCTCCGAAGAGTTGCTCCTATGGTCAGACCAAGCACAGTTCGTGTTGTCTGCTCAAGGTATACTCTCACCGAAGTCAGTAGAATTGAACCTCACGACCGAGTTCGATGTGTCAGACCGAGCGAGACCTTTTGGCGTTGGGCGTGGTGTGTACTTTGCGTCACCTCGTGCTTCCTATACGTCACTTAACCGTTACTATGCGGTACAGGATGTTAGCTCCGTGAAGTCTGCTGAGGATATGAGTGCTCACGTTCCAAGTTACATTCCGAACGGTGTGTTCTCCATTCGTGGCTCCGGTACTGAGAACTTTATCTCCGTGCTCTCTGCGAACGCTCCGAGTAAAATCTTCCTGTACAAATTCCTGTACCTCAACGAAGAGATTGCTCAACAGTCGTGGTCACATTGGGAACTTGGAAGTAACGTAACGGTTCTGGCTTGTGACTCTATCGGCTCAACGATGTACCTTGTGTTGCGCAACCAGTCCCACACTTGGATGTGCCGAGCACACTTTACGAAGAACTCCATTGACTTCCATGATGAACCATATCGGCTGTACATCGACAACAAGATAAAGTATGTGATTCCTAAAGGTGCCTACAATGATGATACCTACACGACCACTATCAAGCCTGTGGACATCTACGGGATGAAGTATTGGACGGGTAAGTTCTACATCGTGGCCTCTGATGGTTTAGTCTCGTGGTTCGACCCTCCGCGTGGTGGTTGGCCTAATGGTGTCCCTGTGCTGTCAATGAGTGGGAACCGTGAGGGTGAGACAATCTACGTTGGCTTGGCTATAAACTTCCGTTATGTGTTCTCTAAGTTCCTCATTAAGAAGACCGCTGACGACGGGTCTACGGCTACCGAGGACATTGGTCGATTGCAGCTTCGTCGAGCATGGGTGAACTATGAGGACTCTGGTGCATTCGTTGTGGAAGTGGAGAACACCTCACGTCTGTTCAGCTACGATATGGCAGGTGCCCGTTTGGGTTCCAATGCGTTACGTGCTGGTGGACTTAACGTTGGTACAGGTCAGTTCCGATTCCCGGTTGCTGGCAACGCACAGTTGAATGAGGTCCGCATTATCTCTGACCACACCACACCACTGAACGTTATCGGTTGTGGCTGGGAGGGTAACTACCTTCGTCGTTCTTCTGGTATCTAAATGAAAACACCCCGACTCAATTAGTGAACAATACGACTCACTATTGGGAAGGGGTTTATACTTAAAGGAGAAACTCTATGTTAATAATCAGACCTACCAAAGAATCCGACTTCGAGAGATTCACTCCGTCACCTGAAGACATTGCTGAGGCTCACGCTTATGGCATTGAACCATCATTTCCACCAGCCTCTGAGTGCGTCACTATGTCCCTTCATGGGATGCCTGTGGCTATTGGTGGTAACTGTGGGGACCAAGTGTGGTTCGTAACGTCTGCCCGTGTGTGGAAACTGAGTATGAAGACACGAAGAGAGTTCCGCAAGCTCATTCTAGAGTACCGCGATACGATGCTAAAACAGTATCCAATAATCTGGAACTATGTCTGGATAGGCAATAAGTCCCACGTTAGGTTCTTGAAGTCTATCGGTGCGGTATTCCACAATGAGTTTACTGGTGACAGTAATCAATTCCAACTATTCACAATAGGAGGTTAACTATGTGCTGGATGGCTGCAATCCCTATCGCTATGCAAGGCGCTTCCATGATTATGGGAGGTATGCAGGGTGAACAGGCAAAGGCCGCACAGATTGACCAAGGTCGTCGTCAAAGTATGCAGATGCTGAAGGAGATGAACTACAACGAGGCTAACCTTAAGTTAGAATCTCGTGACCTCATTGACTCCACTGTGCAAGAGATGACCCAAGCGAATATGAACCGTGTGAGAAACATGGGGACTATCCGCGCGGCAATCGGTGAAGGGATGCTTGAAGGTAACTCTATGGAACGTGTAACTCGCGTTACTGAGGGTGACTTCCTTCGAGAGTCTCAAGGTCTCACTGAGAACTATCAACGTGACTACAGTGTCATCTTAGGGAAGCGGTTAGCTAACCACGAGAACACAGTCAGTCAAATTAAAGAAATCAACAAGTCTGAACCTAAACTTAAAGGTCGCTTAGAGCAAATCATTGACCCGCTGGGCCTTGGTATGGGTAAACTGGCTGGTATTGCAACTGCTGGTGGACTCTTTGAAGGCAAGCTGGCTAAGAAGGCCGCCGCTAAGGTTAAGGCTTCAGATGCCAAGTCAACAGGCCAAGGTAAATAAAGGAGGTACAGTTTATGAGTAAGTTAGCGCAAGCATTGGGTAGCATGAACGCTCCGGCTGCTAGTCGTCTGCGCGGCACTGGTCGTATGGAAGTTAAGGCCGCAACAGTCTATGAAGACCCTAAGTATGCCAAGAAGTCCGCTCTGATTGGCACTGTAGGTAAACTTGCTGAGATGGGCGCGGATGCTTACATGCAGTATGACCAGCACCAGAAGGACAAAGCAGACGAACGCTCTAACGAGATTATTCGTAAGCTGACTCCTGAGCAACGTCGAGAGGCCATTAAGAATGGGACACTGTTATATCAGGATGACCCATATGCGATGGAAGCACTTAAGATTAAGACTGGTCGTAACGCTGCGTATCTCGTAGATGATGAAGTGGCACAGAAGGTGAAGAACGGTGAGTTCCGTACTCGTCAAGAGTTGGAAGAGTTCCGTCATAGCCGACTGCAAGAAGCCGCTAAGAACTATGCGGAACAGTTCGGTATCGACGAGACTGATGAGCACTATCAGAAAGGTTTCAACTCCGACATCACTGAACGTAACATCGCCCTCTATGGTGCTCACGATAACTTCCTGAGTGACCAAGCTAAGAAGGGTGCTGTCATCAACAGTCGCGTAGAGTTGAACTCTGTGTTGAACGACCCGGAAACCCTACGTTCTCCACATGCTGGTGAGTTCTTTGAGAACTACTTCAGTGCTGGATTGACGACTGGTAGTATTCCTAGTGATGACCAAGCGTTCACAATGATTAGCCAAGGTCTGTCTGACGTGGTTAACCGTGAAGGTGGCGGTCAGTTCCTGCAACAGATTGAGAACCGTAAGGTGAAACTCCACGGAAAAGAGACAACCTTCAAGGAACTGATGGGTGCCGAACAGTGGAACAATCTGATGGTTAAGGCTCAACATAATGAGTTCCAGTTGAATGCTAAGAAGACCGAGGCGTTCCAACTTAATGTGAACTCTGCGTTGAACCAAGAGAATGTGAACACTGGCTGGGAACAGTTGCAATCCATCAAGGCTGAACTGGACACACTGCAACCGGGCGAAGAGATGACACCTGAACGTCAGGCGTTAATCAATGCACAGACGCAGATGCAGGACAGGATGAAGCGGGAGACCGCTGAGTTAGCCAAGCAGATGGACAAGCAACAGAAGTCGATGAACAAAATGAACGTCATTGACGCACAGTTCCAGAAGAGACTGAATGGTCAGTATGTGTCTACTGCGTATGGCGATATGCCTACCAACGAGAACACTGGCGAGTTCACCCATAGTGACATGGTTAACTATGCGAACAAGAAGTTAGCCGACATTGACGCTATGGACATCCCTGCTGAACAGAAGGACCGAATGAAGCTGGACTACCTCAAGGCTGACTCTGAGAAGGGTGCTTTCCGTACTGCGGTTGGTGAACTTATTGGGGACGCTGAGAAGGAGTGGACGTCCGCTGTGATTAACGGGAAGATGCCCGAAGATGGTGGAGTGGCACTTAATGCTCTTCGTCGTGTTCGTAATGCTGACCCTGAGTTATTCGCTGCACTCTATCCTGATAAAGCCGAGATGTTCCTCACGATGGACATGATGGACAACCAAGGGATTGACCCGCAGATTCTCTTAGATGCAGACAAGGCTCGACAATCTCTGACCAAGGATATGCAGTATGAGGATGACAAGGCATGGGCTGCTCTTAAGAACAACTCACAGTCTCCTGAATTATCCCGTATGCCAGCCACCTTGGACGCTGGTGCTCGTAAGATTTATGACTCTGTGAAGTACCGTACTGGCAATGCTGATATGGCGATGCAACAGGTCGATAAGTACCTCAAAGAGAACACAACGACTCTCACTGGTGATGATGTTGATGGTGATACCATTGGTGTCTTAACGAGAAACTCTCTACGTGTGACCGATGACCCGGACTCTTGGAAACAGGGTAAGGACATCATCGACACAGCCGCTAAGAAACTCGCTGAGACGAACCCTTGGGTGACTAACAAGCAACTCACTGTGTTCGAGCGTGGTGACTCTATCTACCTGATGGATACAACCGGACAGGTTAACATTCGGTATGACAAGCAGTTGCTCTCTAAGATGTATCAAGAGAACCAAGCGAAGCTGGATGAGGAAGCCCGTAACAAGGCACTCAAAGATGCCAATAAGCGAACCCTGCATACACGAGCTATGAACCGCAAGCGTGAACGTGAAGCTAAGAAGCCTAAGCGCTCTGGTAGCATGTACGATTCGGTAAGTGGTAAAGGTATTCTGGACACGCTGACTGGTAAAGACTAACAGACCACGATAGGAGGTTCCAAGTGGATAAGTATAACCCGAACGAACCGCATGAATATGATGCGTTATTTCAACAAGCTGCTGACACACATGGAGTCTCCTATGGCCTTCTTCGGAAGGTCGGTTGGGTAGAGTCCCGCTTTAAACCTACGGCTCAATCACCAACAGGGCCGCGAGGTGTCATGCAGTTCACTAAGGCAACTGGTCAGGCTTATGGTCTCCAGAACGATGAGGACTTCACTGACCCGGCTAAGTCCATTGATGCAGGTGCTCGTTACCTTGCAGACCTCGTTAAGAAGTACGATGGCGATGAACTTAAAGCTGCCCTAGCGTACAACCAAGGTGAAGGACGCAATGGTAAGCCACAACTGGAAGCCTACGATTCTGGCAACTTTGCCAACATTGGGGATGAAGGTCGTAACTATCTGCGTTCACTTCTGGATGTCGCTAAGTCACCTAAGAGTGGGGACATTGAGTCATTCGGTGGTATCACCCCAAAGGCTAAAGGGATTCCGTTTGATGCTGCGATGAGTGGTATCGGGAAGAAAGGAAAGGTAACAACTGAACTCCCTGAGTCTCACTCAATGTCCTTTCAAGGTAAAGAACAGGCCGCTCCCAATCAGCCGTTCGGTAAAGACTATTGGGAAGCCAAAGGAACTACACTCGACGAAGCTAACGAGCGTTCAACCTTCTTCGGATTCGGCAATGCTACTGAAGCAGAACTCTCCAACTCAACATTGGGTGTGGCCTTCCGTGCTGGTAAGCGTGATAATGGTTTCGATGTTGTTACTGACGTACTTCAACCGACACGGTTTAATAGCCACATTTGGTCGCCTGAAGAACTCGAAAAGATTCGCAACGAAGTGAAGAACCCTGCGTACATGAACGTAGTGCTGGGAGGTTCCTCTGAGAATCTGGATGAACTCATCAAGTTAGCCAATGAGAACTTCGAGTTGGACTCTAAGGCCGCTGATGCTGGGGTTGGTGCCAAACTGTCTGCTGGCCTTATTGGTGCTGGTGTTGACCCGTTGACCTACGTTCCTATCGCTGGGACTGCGGCTAAAGGGTTCAAGCTGGTTAACAAGGCGTTGATTGTAGGTGCTCAAGCTGGCGCTCTCAACGTGGCCTCTGAAGGACTCCGCACATCGGTTGCTGGCGGTGATGCTCACTATGCTGAAGCTGCCCTTGCTGGTATGCTGTTCGCTGGTGGCCTTACTGCTATCGCTGATGGTGTGGCTGCTGGTCTCCGTAAGTCCGGTGCTGAACAGATTGAGAACCCATTCGCTGCTGCACAGATGCGCTTTGAGGCTCGTGAGACTGCACGTAACACAGGTGGGCACGACGCAAGCCGTATGCCTCCTAGTGAAGACCGAGTGTTCTCGAATCACAATGGCGTTGAGTATTCACCTCTTGAAACTGAACCGGGTGCCGTAGTGTTGCGTGATGGTTCCATTATCAGTGATACAAACTTGGCTAACCCAATGACAGCCAAAGAGTTCGCAGAAGTAGACCCTGAACGTGCTGCGTGGGGCTTGCCTATGCGTGGACTGAGTGAAATCGGCTTGAGGACTTTACGTTCTGAACACGCTGAAATCCGTGGTCTCGCTAAGGACTTAGTGCGCTCACCTACAGGTATGGAGTCAGGTACTCACGGTAAGTTCGGTGCTACTGCCTCTGACATTAAAGAGCGTCTGCACAGTACGAACCAACGAACCTACAACGACCTCTATAGTGCAATGAAGGAAGCTATGGCTGACCCTGAGTGGTCTGTGGGTATGTTCAAGCAGGGTGCTCAAGGTGCTCGTCAGGAAATCTATCGTCGTGCTGCAATCGCTATTGAGCGTCCAGAACTTCAGGCCAACTTAACGAAGGCTGAGCGTAAGGTAATGGACATCATGAAGGAACATTTCGACCTCAAGCGTGAGATGATGGAGAACCCGTCTATGTTTGGTAACAAGGCAACTTCTATCTTCCCCAATAGTCGTCACAAAGGGACTTACGTTCCTCATGTGTACTCGCGGGAAGCCAAGCAGTTGTACTCACAGGCTCTTGGCGGTACTGACGGTTTACAGGAAGCTATCGCTGCAAGCTGGATGACCTCTTACCGTTCACGTCCTGAAGTTAAGGCTCGTGTGGATGAGCACTTAGCGGAGACCTTGGGTATCGACCCAAAGGCTGTTACCGAAGAGATGGTGATGAAACATGCCAGCGATAAGGCTTATGGTATTGCGAAGACTGATGAGTTCAACTCTTCAAGTGTCATCGACGATAACATTGAGGGTCTCGTGGGGATTGAGAACAACTCGTTCCTTGAAGCCCGTAACCTATTCGACTCTGACATGCCAGTTACCTTACCGAATGGACAGCCGTTCTCTGTGAATGACCTCCGTGACTTCGATATGAAGCGTGTGATGCCAGCCTATGACCGACGTGTTGATGGTGACATTGCAATCATGGGTGGAACAGGGAAGACAACTGCTGAACTGAAAGATTCCATTATGGCTCTCGATAAGAAGTCAGAAGGGAAGGGTACGATGAAAGGTGAAGTAGAGGCACTGAAAGATACCGTTAAGATTCTCACTGGTCGCGCTCGTCGCAATCAGGATACCGTAGGTGACACTATGGTTCGCGCTCTGTCCGATATGTCATTCTTTACGAAGAACGCATACATGGGCTTGCAGAACCTAACTGAAATCTCTGGTCTCTTAGCAAAGGGTAACACTCGTGCGATGCTGCATGGTATTCCTGCTCTGCGTGACTTAGCGTTCCGCAACAAGCCAGTCTCTGGTAAGGAACTCAAGGAACTCCACTCAATGGTGTTTGGTAAAGAGTTCGACGACCTGATTCGTCCGACTCGTCAAGACATCGTTCAGCGACTACGCGAGTCAACCGATACTCCAGATATGGCTGCTAAGGCTGTAGGGACTATCAAGCACACGACTCAAGAGTTAGCTGCTCGCTCCCCGCTCACCAAGTTCCTGAATGGTACGTCAAACTACATTCTCGATATGGCTCGACAGGGTGTGATGGGAGATGTGGTCACTCATGCTATCACTGGCAAAGGTGCCAACAAGTGGATTAAAGGTGACATGCTGAAGTCTGCGAGTATCTCTAAGGAACAGTGGGAAGGCATTCAGAACCTCATTCGTGAGAACGTGACTCGTGGTGAAGACGGTAAGTTCACCTTCAAGGATAAGCGCAAGCTGGCGAATGACCCTCGTGCTATGGACTTATGGCGTTTAGCTGATAAGGTTGCTGATGAAACGATGCTCCGACCTCATAAGGTTTCCCTACAGGATTCCCATGCGTATGGTGCTATCCCTAAGTTAGTCCTTCAGTTTAAGTCGTTTGTCATCAAGTCGATGAACTCTAAGTTTATCCGCTCTGGCAACGAAGCCTTTAAGAACCACCGTGCTATGGACATGGCGCTGACCTATGCTATCTCTGGTGGCATTGCTGGCTCCTACTATGTGGCACAGGCTCACTTGAAAGCTGCTGGTCTTCCTAAAGAGCAACAGAAGGATTACTTGAAGAAAGCCCTCGACCCGAAGATGATTGCCTACGCTGCGGCCTCCCGTAGTTCACACTTAGGTTCCCCGTTGAGTATCGCCAACTTCGCTATGGGTGCTGCTGGTTACGACCAAGGTCTCATGGTGCGCTCTACGATTCTACCGAAAGGAGAAGACAAGCGTGACCGGAATAAAGCAGTGACCTCTCGTGATATGGGAGAATCCATCATGGGCGCTATTGGTGAACAGATTCCCGCTCTTGGTTTCGCTGGGGCAACCCTTGCTGCTGGTCGAAATGCTTATGGTGTCCTAACGGCTCCTAACAAAGTGACCGAGCGTGAGATGATGACTGGCTTGATGAACGCTCATCGTGAGATGGTTCCTAATGACCCTATCACTCAACAGATGCTCATTAAGTTCTATGAGGCTAATGGTGTTCACCTTAAGGCTGACAAGAAGTAATCAATACGACTCACTAATGGGAAGGCTCACACAGCTTCCCTCTATCCAACACATTCGAAAGGAGGCTACAGATGGCTAACAAGATTCGTACTGTGATGACTTACCCGCTGAATGGTGCCGTGAATTTCACGATTACCTTTGATTATCTGGCACGTAAGTTCATCCAAGTGACACTTATTGGTAAAGACCGTAAAGAACTGGTTCTCAATCAGGACTATCGTTTTACCAGTAAGACTCAAATTACTACTACCCGTGCGTGGACTGCCGCTGATGGCTACCAGATGATTGAGATTCGTCGATTCACTTCGGCTACTGATCGTCTGGTTGACCTTGCTGATGGCTCAATCCTCCGTGCATATGACCTGAACATCTCGCAGATTCAAACACTGCATGTTGCTGAAGAAGCACGAGACCTCACTGCGGATACCATTGGTGTCAACAATGACGGTCACTTAGATGCTCGTGGTCGTAAGATTGTTAACTTGGCGTATGCCACAAGTGACTATGATGCCGTTCCTTTAAAGCAGGTTAAAGAGCGTGAATCCTCTGCATGGAATGCCGTAACAAAAGCTAACGAACACGCTGACAGGGCCAATAAGGAAGCAAACCGTTCTCGTGATGAGGCCAACCGTGCTCAACGTGAAGCTGACCGCTCAACGCAACAGGCAGGTGTCTCTACGCAACAAGCAGTTGAGTCCAAGAAGCAAGCTGACCGTTCCAACTCTGAGGCTAACCGAGCTAAAGGTTATGCTGATAGTATGACCGCAAGTGTCGCTGAGGCCAAGAAGCAAGCTGACCGTTCCAACTCTGAGGCCAATCGTGCCCGTGATGAGGCCAATCGTGCTGCCGGAGAAGTGACTAAAGCTGCTGCTGAGGTTGCCAAAGCTGCTGCACATGTTGAGACCGCTAAGGGACATGCTGACCGAGCCAACACTGAGGCAAACCGCTCCAAAGGTGAGGCTGACCGTGCTAAGGCTGAGGCTGACAAGTTGGGTAATATGAACTCACTAGCTGAGGCTATCGACAGGGTTGAGGCTCCTGATGTTTACTTCAAGCGCAAAGTATCTGGTAAGGACTTTACGTTGCGAAATGATGCAAAAGGTGCTGGTACACAGCCAGTTGACTTGGTGTGGACCCAATGGCGTGGGGAGGGCAGTAAGGAGACTGTTTGGGAACAGTGGATTCAGGCCGGACCAAAACGCATGGACTACTATGTGTTTACAAACACGGACCCATCTAAGTGGCCTGATGGTCGCTCCAATGGGAACGGACGCCACGATTTCTACGGTGGATTCCACTCTCACCATGATTCACGGTTCTACCAGAACGTATCTATGGATGGTTATCTTCGAGTATCTAAGTATATCAGGGCTGATGAGCGATTCTACACTGAGTCAACTTTTGGGTCAGGAGGGTTCGCAAACCAGTTGAATAACAATGCCCCCTACTCGCAAAGCCTCCCCGGAAATCAGGATGGCAACGTGTATTACCCTATGATTAAACAATATGGTAGACGCTCTAATGGTTATCCGGCGGCATTCTCCATCGGTATGGTATCCAAGGGTAGCAACAACTTCCACGATGGTATCATCCAACTCAAGGGGGATGGCGGTAATGAACATGCCCTTACAATGACTATTCAAGGCGCATTGGCAAGTAGTAAGGGGTGGCAGATTGCGGCAGATGGTAACTTATACATCAAGAAGTATGATTCTTACATCGACGGTTGGGTCAACAAACGCCTTGGTGAACATGCCTATAACAAAAGAGAGGTGAACAACCTAGTTAATGGTCGTTTAACCCAAGGTGCCGCTGACGGTCGATACATTCGTAAGAATGCTGGCTGGGCTGAGGTGTGGAAAGGTTCCGCTGGTGGTGGGGTATCCGTAGGTCTCTCACAGGATGTCCGATGGAGAACCATCTGGATTCAAACTCGAGGACGCTGGAACCCTGTTCAGATTGGTGATAACGGTGCATACTACATCTCTTCTATGGGCGGGTGGTTACAGTTCACAATCTCCAACAACGGGAGAACTTTCCGTAATGATGCTGACCGTAGTTCTGTACCTACGAGAATCTTAGTTCAAACCCAATAACGGACAACATATAGACCACGGATGGTCTCAACAATAAGGAGGACACAATGTTGTCTTTAGACTTTAACAACGAGGTAGTGAAGGCTGCTCCGATTGTAGGGACAGGTGTAGCCGATGGTGCTGCCCGTCTGTTCTTCGGACTGTCCCTTAACGAGTGGTTCTATGTAGCCGCAATTGCCTACACAGTGGCTCAAATTGGTGCCAAGGTAGTCGATGTGATTATCAAATGGAAGAAGGAGGGTAAAGATGTCTAATGATAAGTCCTTAATTCAATTCCTTGAGATGCTGGACACTGAGATGGCTCAACGTATGCTTGCTGACTTGCAGAACGATGAACGCCGTACACCTCAATTGTACAACGCAATCGGGAAACTGTTAGAGCGCCATAAGTTCCAAGTCTCCAAGTTACAACCAGACCGTAACATCCTTGGTGGACTGGCAGATGGACTCGAAGAGTACCAGAACCTAGTTGGTGCTGATGGCCTCACTGAAGATGAGAAGTACACACTTAACTGATGGTAATACTCAAGGCCACTACATCTAGTGGTCTTTATGAATTATCAACACAACTCACGGTGACGCTACGTGAAATCTGAAAATACGGGAGGGTAGTTATGCTCAAGAATTTAAAGAGCTACGCCATAATCGCTGCGTTTGCCTTGGGAATTACCCTTGCGTACAACCACGGCTATGACAAGGCTAACACTAAATGGGAACAGGAGGTGCACAATGAGTACGTTAAGAAAGTTAAGGCGACTGAGGATAAACAGGCTGCTCTCAATGAAGTCTCACGACAATACCAAGAAGACCTTGCGGCGCTGGAAGGCAGCACTGATAGGGTCATTAATGATTTGCGTAACGATGGTAAGCGGCTGCGTGTCAAACTATCAGCCACCTCACGAGAACTCCAAGCTAACGGTGGATGCCTCGTTGATGGTCGAGCCGAACTTGACGAAGAGTTTAGTAAGCGTCTTATCGGAGTAACTCAAAGAGGGGATGCGTGGATTAAAGCGCTCCAAAATACAATAACTGAAATGCAATCTAAGAAGGAGAAATAATATGGCTACTACAAACTCAAGAACCCGCACACTCTGGACCATCAATGGTCGCTCACCAGACAGTCGTGATGTGTATGACCGCAACAATATTGGCATTCGTGTTGGGCGTATCGACATCCCAGCTTCGGAGATGGTTAAGGTTGATGGCTACTCTAAGGTTGAATACGTTATCCAACTGAGTGATGGCACCACTGAGCAACATGCTACGTTCGAGACCCTTATGTCCACTTGGGGCGGCTCCGTCGAGTCTAAACCGGGTAGCGGGTTCATGACGGTGTTCCTGAATGAGCAAAGCACTGAGCGGCTCGGTATGGTTCGAATCGACGTATACAAAGAGTGGACTGGTGCTGACCCTGAACCGGAAGGTGGTGTGTCTTCATTAGTCAATGCAACGCTTTCTGCGTCTGATAGTGCATTTGGTACACAGTTCGTGGACAGCGAAGGGAAGAGCGCTTCCGTTATGTTCCAACCTAGTAACATCGACGGGGCTGTGTCTAAGACCGACACTATCAAGGCTCTTGAGAAGCGCATTGCTGCCTTAGAGAAATCTGCCGAGTAACAATAGGAGGCCACAATGTCTACTCAAGCAAACAAGAATGCGCTCATCGTGGCGCAACTTAAGGGTGACTTCGTGGCCTTCCTGTTCGTCTTATGGAAGGCTCTGAACTTACCTAAACCAACCAAGTGTCAGATTGATATGGCACGTACACTCGCTAATGGCGACCACAAGAAGTTTATCCTTCAGGCGTTCCGTGGTATCGGCAAGTCCTTTATCACCTGTGCGTTCGTTGTGTGGGTGCTATGGCGTGACCCTCAACTTAAGGTGCTCATCGTGTCTGCCTCTAAGGAACGTGCGGATGCTAACTCCATCTTCATTAAGAACATCATTGACCTGCTGCCATTCCTCGCTGAGTTGAAACCTCGACCGGGACAGCGTGACTCTGTGATTAGCTTTGACGTAGGCTTGGCGAAACCCGACCACTCACCTTCTGTGAAGTCTGTAGGTATTACTGGTCAGTTGACTGGTAGCCGTGCTGATATTATCATTGCGGATGACGTTGAGGTTCCCGGCAACAGTTCTACGAGTTCTGCCCGTGAGAAGCTCTGGACGTTGGTAACTGAGTTTGCTGCGTTGCTTAAGCCGTTGCCTACCTCTCGTGTTATCTACCTTGGGACACCTCAAACCGAGATGACTCTCTATAAGGAACTTGAGGATAACAAAGGGTATAGCACAGTAATCTGGCCAGCACAGTATCCACGTAATGATGCTGAGGCTCTCTACTATGGCGACCGATTGGCTCCTATGCTTAAGGCCGAGTATGATGATGGCTATGAGTTACTTCGTGGACAACCTACTGACCCTGTTCGATTCGATATGGATGACCTCCGTGAACGTGAACTCGAATATGGTAAAGCTGGTTACACGTTACAGTTCATGCTCAACCCTAACCTGAGTGATGCCGAGAAGTACCCTCTGAGGCTCCGTGACGCTATCGTGTGCGCAGTGGACACTGAACGTGCCCCATTGTCCTACCAGTGGTTGCCGAACCGTCAGAACCGCAATGAGGAACTTCCTAACGTGGGTCTGAAGGGTGACGACATTCACAGCTTCCATGTGTGTTCCTCTAAGACCGCTGAGTACCAGCAAAAGATTCTCGTCATTGACCCCTCTGGTCGTGGTAAGGATGAAACGGGTTACGCGGTCCTCTACACCCTGAACGGCTACATCTACTTGATGGAAGTCGGTGGGTTCCGTGGTGGCTACGATGACCCTACCCTAGAGAAGCTCGCTAAGAAGGCCAAGCAGTGGAAGGTACAGACGGTCGTACACGAGAGTAACTTCGGTGATGGTATGTTTGGTAAGGTATTCTCTCCGGTTCTCCTGAAGCACCACAAGTGTGCCTTAGAAGAGATTCGCGCTCGTGGCATGAAGGAGATGCGTATCTGCGATACTATCGAACCGTTGATGGGTGCACACCGCCTTATCATCCGTGACGAAGTAATCCGTGAGGACTACCAGACCGCTCGTGACCTTGATGGGAAACATGATGTTCGCTACAGTGCGTTCTATCAGATGACCCGTATGACTCGTGAGAAGGGCGCTGTGGCACACGATGACCGTCTTGATGCTATCGCATTGGGTATCGAGTTCCTTCGTGAAGGGATGCAGGTGGACTCTAAGGTAGGTGAGGAAGCTATGACCCTTGAGTTCCTTGAACACCACATGGAGAAACAGACCATTGGTGGTGATGCTATCCATAGCTACGAGGCTGGTGGCGTAGACATCTACTACGAGGACGATGGAGACTCTAGCTGCTTCATTGAGTGGTAATAGATAAGTATGCGGGAAAGGTGCATAGGTAAGCACTTAGTACCGCTACGTTACCGTTGAGTAACTTACTGATATACATGAAGAAATTAATACGACTCACTATTGGGAAGGGCACCCTAAGACAACTTAAAGACACTTAAAGACTGCATATGCAAAGTGCATACTTAGTGACTAACTCTTAGAGACCCTTACAGTGAGGGATGATGGTAATAGTAATTACATCCCTACTAACAGTGCAACCATCAAGTATAACAAGGAGGACGCTCTATGCGCTTACTATCCGTGCTCAAGACACTGGCAACGCATCGAGTGACTTACAAATTTCTCGTTGTACTTGCTGCTTCCATTGGTCTCGCATCTAGTGCTGAACACATCGGTGAACTGGAGACTCTGCTTTGTTCTCTACTCACTTGTGTTCCTTAGACTGCTCATCGGCGCTTAGTGCGCTCTTAGTGATTATGGTCGATATACATCTTCCCTATAATCACTGTAAGAAGTCAACTCTAAGAGTAACCCCTTATGTACCACTCTCTATGGTCTACAGGGTCTCTTAGGGTCTCTCACGTAGTCTCACCTTATGATAGAGCCTCTGTGGTTAACCTTATGAGACTTGATGTACCCCCTTTAAGAATCCTACAGAAAAATCTGAGAGGGTATCTCATAGTTCATACAAAGTGTTTCCCCCCCTATGGCCTCCTTCAGTCCACTCAAAGAGAGCGCCCCTATGGTAACTTATGGTTTACTTAATGTCAATCCTTATGTGTGACATTGGGTTAACTCTAGGTGTTACCACTAGATATAGGGCTTAGAGTGACTTAATGATACTATATGTGGACCTCTCTGTGTCCCTATCTGTAAGTGACCCTAGAGTTAACACCTTATGACCTCTTAGAGTTAACACCTTATGTCTATCCTTATGGCTGGCTATCCTTATGTTAACCTTCAGTCGGTGCCTTATGTTTATCAGTGACCAGTAGGCTACGTCACTAAGAGAATCACTATCTTACTCTGTTTAGCAGTCTCTGAGTAATGAGAGAGACAAGTAGAATTGACTGAGTGCTTATAGTGCCTTAAAGCTGGCTTATAGTCAATAGCCTTTATACGACTCACTATTGAGAATGGTTGTTTATAGTCTTATTACTAATCCCTTCCTTATAGTGCTAACTTAAAGACCACTTAAAGATAACTTAAAGTCTAACTAAGGGGTTGACTCTAAGAAACAACTATGTTCTAATGGCTACCAGTTGAGAGACACAACGCTACCAACTACCAGACAAGACCTAGAGTTATCTGGTAAGGCTGAAGGGTCTCAAGTAGTCATCAACCAGACATACGAAAGTGGTTGACTCAACGAAAGCAATAACGTAGTATAGCAGTCGTCAACAACTGGTCGCCCTCTGAAACACCATGAGGTGTCACGGTGAGAAACAAAGTGGTTGACATGCAGTAGCAACAAGATGTAAGATGTACGACATAGCGTTCTTGTGAGGTCACACACTGAAAGTGACTCGGTGCTAACAAACCTGCACTTAAAGCTCTTTAACAATTTGGACAATAAGCACTCTTGAGATGACGACGACAACAGCGATTAACTCAAGGTGACTCGAAAGAGAAGCCTTTATGATAATCACTGCAACTAAGGAAATCATCATGATTCACACTAAAGAGCAAGCTAATGTTTTCTATGTACTGGTAAGCGCATTCCGTTCTAACCTCGACGATGAGGTCAACATGAGTCGCCACCGCCACATGGTTAACAACCTGCGCAACGCACCGGGTCTTTATGGTAGCGTTGAGTCTACCGATTTAACTGGCTGTTACCGCGAAGCCATCTCAAGTGCACCGACTGAAGAGAAAACAATCCGTGTACGTTGTAAAGACAAGGCACAGGTTCTTAATGTCGCACGACTGGCCTGTAATGAGTGGGAACAAGATTGCGTACTGGTCTATAAGTCACAGACTCACACGGCTGGCTTAGTGTACGCTAAAGGCATTGACGGCTATAAGGCTGAACGTTTGTCGGGTAGTTTCCAGCGCATCCCTAAAGGTGCACCAATCCAAGGCTGCTTCACGGTCGATGAGTTCGGCAAATACTGGCAGGTAGCATAACATGGTCGCACTCTTTGTAATCACGGTGTACGCTCTGATTGGGGCGTACTTCCTTCGAGACTTCACAACGGGTCTCAAGGTACACAAGGCTAACTTCTCGCACCTGAAGTATGGCTTTCTACCACGATTCACAGTCCGTGAACGCAACGGGCGCTTTAAGGCTAACAAGGTTGGTATCTTCTATGTTGCAACACATTAAACGCAATTTCGGCTTCTACATGGTCTTCGTTGTATGGCCTACGCTCTGTATTATCTTCATGAAATAACACTCTCACAATCTTCTCTCTTAAAGGACACAATCTAATGAACTACACCGACATTCAGGCACGTCTGGCAATCATCAAGTCACTCCCGATTAGTGAACTGGACAAGCGCCAGCCTCTTCTGGTTGCACTGGCTGCTGACATCGTGAACGGTGAGACAAGCGATGGCAACGACACAGATGGGTCGCAGGGTCTTGAGTATCAGGACTATTGGCACACCTTGGGTGCACTAATGCGTGATGCAGGTTTCCGCATGTTGGGTAATGGTCACTTTAGTGCGGCCTACTCACATGAACTGTTACCGGGCCGAGTCATCAAGGTTGGCTTTAAGAAAGAGGATTCAGGCGCTGCGTACACTGCGTTCTGTAGGATGCACCAAGGCCGAGCGGGTATCCCTAACGTCTATCACGTAGCACGACATGCAGGTTGCTATACGGTCGTACTGGACCGCTTACAAAGCTGTGACCGCTACGCTAACGATGTGCACGCAAAGTATGCAAGTGCTGCGCAGGAGTTCATTGAGTGCTCTGGAGGCGATGCCGATTGGTACGCACAGTATGTTAGCAAGGAGTTCATTGAGACATGCAAGATGATTCGTGAGTTCTTCCACGGTATTGCATCTTTCGACATGCACAGTGGGAACATCATGTTCGATGAGAACGATGTGGCTTACATCACTGACCCGGTTAGTTTCTCTCATGACCGTGAACGTGAGGACGGTTTCCCTCTGGACCCTGAAGCACTGATTGCCGAGGTCGAGGCGATAGCTAACGAGCGCATCATTGAACGGTGCCGCAATCGTAAGGCTAAGTGTGACCCTAACGGAACCTTTCAGGTTAACCGCAAGGCAGCAATGAAACGCCGTAAGCGTAACCGTAAGTTACGTGCTAAACATGCAGCGGAAGGAATGCAACAGTTTGTCAAAGGGCGTCTTGAGCGTAGAGCTATTGACCGAAATGAACGCCGTGCCGAGATGTTCATGGGGTCTGCATGGCATTACGCATGGTTGCATAATGGTAACGCAACGTTCCGCAAGGTTGAACAAGTGAACGGCCTCAAGTGGCAACTAGGGGACCGCCTAGCAATCCAAGCGGGTCTACCTCTGAACATTGACAAGTTACTTGACGCACAACTGCAAGGCTGATAAGGTGTATCTTCAAGGTCGGCACTGACTGCTGGCCTTTATAGATAAACTTTCTTAACAACGTGAGGCAACAATGACTAACGTAATCAACGCACCAAAGAATGACTTCTCTGACATCGCTAATGCAATCCAGCCGTACAACATTCTGGCTGACCATTACGGCGCACAGCTTGCAGCTACGCAGCTTGAGTTGGAACACGAGGCGCACACCGAGGGTGAGAAACGTTTCTTAAAGGCAATGGAACGTCAAATCAAAGCGGGTGAGTTCGGTGATAACGCAGTAGCTAAACCGCTCCTGTCATCCCTCGCACCAAAGTTCATCGAGGCGTGGAACACTTGGTTCACTGAAGTGGAAGCGAAGCGTGGTAAGCGTCCAGTAGCCTACAATCTGGTACAGAAGGTTGCACCTGAAGCTGCTGCATTCATCACACTTAAGGTCACACTCGCTTGCTTGACGAAAGAAGAGTTCACCAACCTGCAATCGGTCGCCACTAAGATTGGTCGCAGTATTGAGGATGAACTGCGTTTTGGTCGCATCCGTGACGAAGAAGCGAAGCACTTTAAGAATCACGTACAGGAGGCACTGAACAAGCGCGTTGGTATCGTCTACAAGAAAGCATTCATGCAAGCCGTAGAGGGCAAGATGCTTGATGCTGGTCAACTGCAAACCAAGTGGACTACATGGACACCTGAAGAATCAATTCACGTTGGTGTGCGCATGTTGGAACTGCTCATCGGGTCTACTGGTCTCGTTGAGTTACACCGCCCGTTCGCTGGGAACATCGAGAAGGATGGCGAGTACATCCAGTTAACAGAACAATATGTAGACCTGCTATCCAAACGTGCTGGCGCTCTGGCTGCAATCGCTCCGATGTATCAGCCTTGCGTGGTCCCTCCGAAGCCTTGGACTTCTCCGGTCGGTGGTGGCTATTGGGCTGCGGGTCGCAAGCCTCTCTCTCTGGTTCGCACTGGTAGCAAGAAGGGACTTGAGCGTTACAACGATGTGTATATGCCTGAAGTCTACAAGGCGGTGAACATCGCACAGAATACTCCTTGGAAGATTAACAAGAAGGTTCTGGCAGTGGTCAACGAGATTGTGAACTGGAAGCATTGCCCGGTTGAAGATGTACCCGCTCTGGAACGTGGAGAACTCCCGGTCAAACCTGATGACATCGACACCAACGAGGCATCACTCAAAGCATGGAAGAAAGCGGCCTCCGCAATCTACCGCAAAGAGAAGGCACGAGTGTCACGCCGCATGAGCATGGAGTTCATGTTAGGTCAGGCCAATAAGTTCGCACAGTTTAAAGCTATCTGGTTCCCGATGAATATGGACTGGCGCGGTCGTGTGTACGCGGTCCCGATGTTCAACCCGCAGGGCAACGACATGACCAAGGGTCTGTTAACGCTCGCTAAAGGTAAACCAATCGGTGTCGATGGGTATTACTGGCTGAAGATTCACGGTGCTAACACTGCTGGCGTGGACAAGGTGGACTTTGCAGAACGCATCAAGTTCATTGATGACAACCATGAGAACATCATGAGCGTTGCGGCTGACCCGATTGCTAACACTTGGTGGGCCGAGCAAGACTCTCCGTTCTGCTTCCTCGCATTCTGCTTTGAGTATGCAGGTGTGCAACACCACGGGATGAACTACAACTGCTCTCTTCCGCTGGCGTTCGATGGTAGCTGCTCCGGTATTCAGCACTTCTCCGCGATGCTCCGTGATGAGGTTGGTGGTCGTGCGGTTAACCTGCTGCCGAGCAAGGAAGTACAGGACATCTACCGAATCGTTGCGGAACGTGTGAACGAGATGCTCCGCGAAGCGGTAGTCAACGGCACTGATAACGAAGTGGAAACCGTGACAAACAAGGACACTGGTGAAATCACTGAGAAGCTCAAGCTGGGAACGAAAGAGTTAGCTGGTCAGTGGCTGGCCTATGGTGTGACTCGCAAGGTCACTAAGCGTTCGGTCATGACGTTGGCTTATGGTTCCAAAGAGTACGGATTCCGTGACCAAGTTCTTGAGGACACCATTCAGCCAGCTATCGACGATGGCAAGGGCTTGATGTTCACTCAACCGAACCAAGCGGCTGGCTACATGGCTAAACTGATTTGGGAATCGGTAACGGTCACAGTTGTCGCAGCGGTTGAAGCGATGAACTGGTTGAAGTCTGCTGCTAAACTTCTGGCTGCTGAAGTCAAGGACAAAAAGACTAAAGAAGTCCTCCGTAAGCGCTGTGCGGTACATTGGGTTACTCCTGATGGCTTCCCGGTCTGGCAGGAATATAAGAAGCCAGTACAGACCCGCTTGAACCTGATGTTCTTAGGCCAGATTCGTCTACAGCCTACCGTGAACACCAACAAAGATAGCGGGATTGACGCTCGTAAACAGGAGTCAGGCATCGCACCTAACTTTGTCCACTCAATGGATGGAAGCCACCTGAGAATGACTGTAGTGCGCTCCAATGAGGTCTACGGTGTGGAATCCTTCGCACTGATTCATGACTCCTTTGGCACTATCCCGGCTGCTGCTGGCAACCTGTTTAAAGCAGTGCGTGAAACGATGGTCAACACTTACGAAGAGAACGATGTACTTGCAGACTTCTATGAGCAATTTGCTGACCAGTTGCACGAGACACAGCTTGATAAGATGCCTGAGATGCCAGCTAAAGGCTCTCTGGACCTGCAAGAAATCCTTAAGTCAGACTTTGCGTTTGCCTAACGGAATCTAATACGACTCACTATTGGGAGCCTTCGGGCTTCCTAAACTTTAAGATAACTTTAAGTTCTAACTTTAAGAGGAAACACAATCATGTTTACTTTAATCACTTCAGTAGGCGCTCTCGTATCAACCATTCTTGCAGCAACATACTATAATCGTTCAAAGGTATTTCTCACTAAGCTAATCAAAGAAGAGAAGAACTCTCATGCACTCAAAGAGAGACTTGAAGATGGATGGCGAGATAAGCAGGAACTAGCTGGTCGAATCCGTACCTTAGAGTTCGAACAACAATATGACATGTCGAACCAACGAGAACTCATTGAGCGTCTACGCGCTGAGGCAGTGGAGTACCGCAAGGAACTTAAAGAAGCCAAGAAGATTATCCGTGAGTATACACACAGTGACATCACGTCTATCAAGTTTACTGCTCACATCCCGGATGCTGGATGGAAGCGCACTGAGTTCAAGCTGGGTCTCGGCTCATGTGGTAAGCAAGTCACATGTCTACATTGGGTTGAACAAGCCGACCGCTACCTGCTGACACAGACGTGCACTGACGGTGAGCGCAAAGAGTTCACCTATTATAAGAAAGATGTAGCGGGTCGCATTGAGATTGCACGTAAGGTTGCAGACAATACGACTCACTAATGGGAAACACTGAAAGTTAAACTCAAGGTCATCACATTTGGTGGCCTTCATGATTAACTGTCATTAACTACACAGAAGGAAACAACATTATGCGTACCAACTTTGAACCAACCACTAAGCGCAACAACGTAATCAATGAACACGGTACTGAATGGCAGGAACGTAAAGACCGCATGAAGAAACGCCACAAGACACAGCGTGGCAACTCTGAGAAACGCAACTGGAAGGAGGCACTCTAATGGGTCGCTTATACAGTGGTAACTTAATAGCATACAAAGACGCTATCGAACGACTCAAAGAAGACCATGATGTCCGTGTGGTCACTGAGACTTTCCGCTATAATAACTATGCTAGGATGCGCTGGGTATCCGGTGAGACTCTTCGAGTGGTCTTGCGGAATGGCGTAGTGTTAACCTCTGAGCGTTTCGAACAAGACGACGCAGACGTTCGCTGCAATGCACAGACTGAGTGGCTCCGCAAGGTACACGCAGACCTGAAGCACTGGAAGTAATACGACTCACTATTGCGAAAGAGTTAAACTAAAGGTCAT